TCCAACACCGCATAAATCAAAATACTCATCTGATCTTGTGCGCAATAACTCAAGGCACTTTGATACCATAAAATTGACATCGGTTTCCCCTCCATCATCACTGGCGAATCTTGTAACGCATTCAACGCGCGTAATAACCTCCATTGTATATGACTGGGCATTCTGGTCAATTTCATTGTTAGATACGCTGTAAACGCGGATATGTGGAAATGTGGCATTATTTGGCACTCTCCCATAAACTGGCGCAGCCGAGCCATTAACAAGCACTTGACCATTTAACCTTTGCAGTATCGCTCTGCGGATATATTGAATCGCCTCTGTCATTATCTGAGTTTGTTTTTAATTTTTTTGGTAATGCGATCAAGCATTTTTTTGTACTCAATACGCACCGATGAAAAGAAAAAAGGCCGCGCTGGTAAATGAATTGGAAACTGAACCATTCTCCAGCCAACTTTTTTACCTAAATAAACTGGCAGCTTACCAGTAAACCCTTCGCCTTTAAACTGCATTGCATAAGACTCTGGAATACCCAGCTCACGCATATCTGTCAAATCCACTTTGTTGCCAGTACCAAACTCCACATAAGGCGCATATTTTGCCTTTGCAAATACTGATATTGTTTTGCCACTGGCTTCTGCTGCAATGCTTTTCTTTAAATCACCCTTATGAATTGGCGCATTTTTCTGCGCAGTCTTGACAATTAAAAGGGCTGTTTTACTCAGCTCAGTGCTTAACTCCTTGCGGTCATATCCTTTCAGATAGGCAAGTTTTTTATTTAGCTGGGCCAAGTCCCTTTGATTTATTTTAATGCTCGCAAATGCCATTATACAATCTTTGTGGCTTTAATCGTTACATAAAAATCCAACTTGCTTTGGTATATGTCATTAATTTTAAACTGATCGCTTTCGCCTTCTATATTGAAAGTATCGCCAATATAAACATCATCAACGGCATTTTTTCTGACAAGTAACTCAGCATTGACTCTGCGCTGAGTCATACCACCCTCTGCGCTGACATCTCCGCGCACTTCTTTAAGATCACACCAAATAGACTTTAAAACTGAATTGGTGCTTGTATAACCTCCGAAATCGTCTTGCGTTTTGGTGTAGCGATTGATGTTAATTCTGGTATTTAGATTTCCGGCTTGCATTATAAAAACATCGTTTTATAAGATGACAAAATACTTTTGACATTTGTTGGGATTTCATTGACTGAATTATTTGCAGATCCACCAATAAAATCAGCGCGGTTGTCGTAATAGGTCGATACCAATTGCAACAATGCTTGTTTTAAAAGTGAATCACTAAGTCCAGCAGTGGCGTAAGTAATCTTGACGCGCTCCGCTGACCCTTGATCTAATTCAATGGTTTCATTATCCAATCCCAATATCTCGTATGCAGTGGTTGCAGTGCCATCAATGGTAATCTCAGAGATGCTGGCAACTGGGCCAAATGGCAAATCAAATAAACCAGTGGCAGTAGCATCAAGGTAATATGTGCGGTTTTTAGCCACAATATCGCGTGAGATATAATTCTCTGACCAGATGCGCGCTTGTGTTATCATGTGGCCAATTAGCGCGTCATCTGCTGATGTATCAATGCGCACATAATTTTTTACCTCGGCAATTGAAATGATCTCATTGCCTAATGTTGAGTTAATCTTGATCTGCCTCATCTGACTTGGTTTGAACGTCTACTTTAAATTCTTTTGTCTGGCGCTTAGGTTTTAATTCCTTTGCCTCGACCTCGATTTCATTTACCGCTGATTGATCCTTAGCCCAACCCTTAGCAATAAACACTTCGACCTTTGCCGGATCAACAACAATGGCATCACCTTTTTTGTAGTTTTTACCCTTGTGATTTAGATCCATTAAACATATTAAAGCCATATCTTTTAATTTTTGTAAAGATAAAAAAAAAGCGCCACAATGATTTGCAGCGCCTTTTCGACCAATGAAAACAAAGAATCAAACAAGAATAGCAAAGTTATTAAAATTATCTGAATATTTTTTGCCGTTAATAGAGAACTTAAAACGCCTTTGAGTGCCGTTGTTCGGTATTATATAAAACCCTTGATAAGCATCTACCCATATAGCAAAAAAATCCACATCATTTATTGAATATGGATCTCCCTCTCTTTTAATCGTAATACCAACAGCCTTCTTTATTATCTTTTGCCTTGTCGATTTAATTTGTACTTTTTTCAATCCAGTTGGCGTTTCAACAATGGCATCATAAGGCGATGCGTCAAGCAATGGCATTGATACTCTAAAGCCATACTCCATTGCCATAACTGCGAAACGATATTCTGCGGCACATCCGGTTAGGTTGATGTCCATACCATAAAGATAATACAAAAAAAATGGGCCGCTTTCGCAGACCCACTTTCCCTTGTAAACAAATAACTAACCTAATCTTCAGATACTATCAAAGATAGTAAAATCAACGATAAAAACAAACAACCAAACCAATCTCCAAACTGAGAGTATTGGCGCACTGCCATACTAAAAAATGACAGCTGTAAAACAAACTTTATGATTTCTCTCCTATTCATCTGATGCACTGGCACAATAACTCGAACAATACCCATCGAAATGTTGGGGCCGCCCACACTCTGGGCATTCATAATCCGGCTGGTTATACGGATTTAAAAAATCTAAATGATGCATAGGTTACAAATTTATATTGCGGTCAAACCAGCGCTCGATGCGGTTGCGCAATGTGGGCTTAAACAATTTTTTCAATTCCTTTTCTGTATACACATTAATCCTCTTGCCTTTGCGGATAATGTATAAACTGGTTTCTGTCTTTTGCATATTCTTGGGGGCTTAATAAATTATAAATATCAATGATCTTATCCCTTAAAATTGGGTTGTCGCTTAAATACGGCAAATAATAAAGCAACTTTTTAAGCCGCTTGACTGCCTTTTGTTTGTTCTTGTCTTTTGCCATAACGCTTAATTTAACCAAACTGGCTTTTCAAAATATCTGTCGTTTTTGTGATCAACACAAAAATATTTGTCATTATCCCAAATGGATTTTGGAATCCACATTGTAACATCATTACCGATTTTTAAACCATAGCCATTTTTTTTGTACTGGCAATAAACAATCAAATAAGCCTTTTCGGTTTCACCCAAAATGGAAATCTCGGCTTGTTGGTCATAAGCGTACGAAACATAGGTTTCAGTTCTAATCGGTGAATCAAATTTCTTGTAAGCCATAGTTATAAGTTTAAAAGGTAAAGGCCGCGCGAGGCGGCCCTTGTTTTATTTTGTTTGATTATTTGTCATTCTATTGAAAGCCTTGATGCATTCCTTAGCAGTAGCGAATTCTTTGCGTCGTGGGTAACCGTTAGGAGTGTTGTAATTTATAGCATAATCTCCGTCCCAAGTTTGCCCAGCCCATACTTTAATCTCGCCGCCTCTGCTGTAATATGTGTAAGTAAGTGTTTCCATATCTGTTGTTGTCATTTGATTACATTACAAATATAAAAGAATTTTTTTAATTACACCAAATAAAAACAAAAAAAATTTTAAATTATTTTTTATTGGCACAAAAAAAGAGGGCCTAAGCCCTCCTTTTAAAATGATCATCGTATTAATTACGGAGTTTCAAGCGCTGCAATTGCAGTTGAGAATGTTCCGTTTACGAAAGCATTTGGCAAGTAGTTTGTAAGTGCTACACGCTCAGAAACGCGAACAGTTACAAAACCATCTCTTACGTTAGTGCCATCTTCTCTAAAGAACTCAACATTTACGTTGTCGCGAACCCAGAGCTGAGTACCTTGTGAGAAATTACCAACCAAGAAAGTACCAGATGAAATTGCAGTATTTAAAATAACTTTTACGCCATTAAATTGTGGCTGCAATCCTTGATAAACATCCTTTTTGATGTATTCAGCAGTGGTATCTTTCAACAACAGAATCTTGTGGAAATCTGTTGGATGTAGCATAATACAATCAGCTGAATAATTAGCAATTGCCAATTGGTTAAGCGCAGCAATAAGTACATCAAACTCATTGGCATTGTCTACTGATTGATAAAATTCACCAGAGGCACTAACATCAAAGTCAGCGGCATCTGTTATAATACCACTCAAGTTTGGCGCAGATCCATTACCAGATAAGATTTGAGTATCCTCAACCTCAAGCAATTTTTCTGGAGCGCGTGCTGATAAGTAAGA